GCGCTGGCGGTCTCACGCTCTCCGGCACGGCTACAGCGCTGGCCGGCGGCGTCGCCTCGCTCGACTTTGCTGATGCGCAATGGACGAGCGCCAGCTTCAGCGCTGCCGGCGCCATGATCTACAACAGCTCACGCGGAAACAAGGCCGTGTGCGTTCTCGACTTTGGCGGCACCTACACGGTGACAGCCGGCACCTTCACTGTTCCGCTGGATCGCCCCGTTCGGGCGACTTAATCGAAAGGACTGACATGGCTATCTACTCGCTTGCCCTGCAAACAACCGTCACCACAATCGCGGCCGCTGCCTGGGATATCAAGGCCTCGGCCACAAACCGCCCGGCAGTGATGGAAGTCGCTGTGCAGCTTGGCGCGGCAACGGCTTCGACCTACGGCCTCGGTCGTGCTGGCAACACACCAACGCAGACCTCGCCGGTGCTGGTGCAAGCCGAAGACCCGGGCGATCCCGCTGGCGTCTCCGGTTGCGCTGTCGCCTGGTCAGTCGCCCCGACTGTACCGGCGCAGTTCCATCGTCGTGCCGCACTTCCGGCGACCATCGGCTCGGGCATCATCTGGACATTCCCGCGCGGTCTCGTGCTGGCCGTCACTCAATCGCTGCTGCTGTGGAACATCACGGCCAACAGCGCCAACTCGCAGATTCATGTGGTCGTCGATGAGTAAGGCTGATGACTTCCTCGACGAGGACGTAATCGCGGAGCTGCGCGTCGTCATCCTGCGCAACGGATCAATGGGCGTCATGGGCGCGATCGGCGACGAGACCTATGCCGTCGCGTGCCTGGAGCAAGCCATCCAGTCGGTGAAGGATCACCATCTCCGGTTGCGTGGTGACGGCTCTATGCTGATCACGCCGTCCTACGACACCCCGCTGCGGTAATGATATGACTACGACGCTGATGGGCGGCAAGGATGCGCGGATGTCGTTCTTCCAGACTTCGCTGCTCGATGTCTCGTGGCATCTGCGCGCCGGTCGTCGCAGCTTTTCATATCGACGTCGTCAAGATTCAGGATTCGGATCGCGCAATAAGTTCGTTACGCTATGGCCTCCGTCTGGCTTCATGTCTGGAGACCGAGCATCTGGAATGTGCTTGTTCGGCCAGGACATCGCCGACACGGATTGGTGGTCGCCGAATCAACGCTCGGCACGCGGCAATGGTGCGACCAAGTTCATCATGGGCCAATGCAAGGACAGCGGCGGCAGCGGCGTCTCTGGCGCAACCGTTCAATGCTTCCTGACTGCGACCGATGCGCTGGTCTCCGAGACTACCGCCGACACCTATGGCAACTATGAGGCCCCGACCGTTTATCCGGGCGCTGCGCACTACCTCGTCGCTTACCGTGCCGGATCGCCTGACATCACTGGCGCCACGGTCAATACCTTGACGCCGACCAACAGGGACGGAACATGATCTATTACACCGAGAACGTCTCTCACGACCAGCTCGACGCGCGCATGGCTGATCTGTCCTCGCAGGGCTGGACGCTGCACAGCGTTGTCCTGATGCCGAGCCAGCGCGACGGCGACAATCCCGTCTTCGTCACGATCTGGCAGAAGTAAGGGGGCAGGATGGCCGATCAACGGCTGATCACCCTCTACCCGGGAGACGCTTCACCGAAGAACATCATCCTGCGGCCTATGGCTGTCGCGGATGTTCCCTCGACGACGATCTACCTCTACGCGGGCGACGCGACACCCAAGAACATCGTCCTGTCCGATCCGAAGGTGCAGCGCCAAACAGGCGGCGCCCAGGACGCCACAACCCCGACGGTCTCGGCGACCTGGACATATTCAGCGCCGTCCATCACCCCGCAGGTCAGCACCAATGCCACGGCTCCCACGGTAGCGGCAACCCTGACCTATGCCGCGCCAGTGGTGACGCCGATTGTGCAGATCGACGCCACGGTGCCGACGATCAGCGCTGCCGTTACCTACCTCGCCCAGGCCCCGACGCCATCGATCACCGAGAACGCAACCGCGCCGACTGTCTATGCCGGCGTGACTTACACGGCCTCGGCACAGGCCCCGGTTATCTCCGGCGATGCCACGACGCCGACCGTGTTCGCCTCGATCACCTGGGAGGCTTCGGTCGGCGAGATCGGCATCTACCTGCCGACCATTGCGCCGGGTATCTCGACCAACGTCACCAGCTACGGCGGGCCGACGACCCCCACACCAGCGAAGCGCACGAAGCTGAAGCCGCTGCCGGTCGTGGTCGATGCTGTCGCGCCCCTGGTCTTCGGCACGTTCCGGATCGCGGCGACGAGCTGCACGCCGGCTGTCGTCCAACTTCATCGCACGCGCTCGACTCGGGCGCGGCGTCATCGAATCGCAACCCCGGCAATCCTGCCGGCTGCGCTTATCAGGTCGAAACCGACCTTCCTTCCCTTGATTAGGAGCTAACAATGTTCAGGAGAAATCATGTTTTCATGGATCAGGCCAATGATGGCGCGCAGGGCGGCGCGGCTGGCGGTGCAGCAGGCGCAGGAGCTGCGGGTGCAGCGGGCGCTGCTGGATCAGGCCAGGCTGGCGCGGACGGTGCGGCAAGTGGTGCTGCTGGAGCATCTGGTAGCGCGCTGGCTGCCGGCCAGGCTGCGGCCGGAAGTGGTCAAGGCGCTGCAAGCGGCGCTACTGCTGGCCCCAACGACTGGATTCCCGAGAAGTACCGCGTCACCAAAGCAGACGGCGCACTCGACATCGAAGCGTCGGCGCGCAAGGTAGCAGACGCGCATCGTCACCTGGAACAGCGCCTCGGTGCGGGAGACGTGCCGCCGAAGTCGGCCGAAGAGTACGAACTGAAGGGCCTGCCCGAGACGATCAAGATCGAGGACATCAAGGCCGATCCGGAAATGCAGAGCTTCCTCAAGTCGGCGCATGGCAAAGGCCTGACGAATGAGCAAGTCAGCTTCGTGCTCAACGAGTACCTGCAACGGGCGCCGAAGCTGGTCGAGAACGGGCAGAAGCTGACGGCCGAGGACACGACCAGAGCGCTCAAGGATGTCTGGAAGAACGAAAGCGACTACGGCCAGAACATGGGCCATGCCTACCGGGCAGCCAGCGCGATCGCCGACAAGGCCGGCGTCAGCTTCGAGGAACTGGAGAAGTCCGGCCTCGGCAATCATCCGGTCTTCATCCGCCTGATGGCGAGCATCGGCCCCGAGCTGGCCGAGGACGCGATCCCGAACGGCGGGCAAGGCGTCAGCGCTGGAGACTTCGACGCCCAGGTCGCGGCGATCCGCGCAAACCCGGCCTACAACGATCCGAAGCACCCCGAGCACAAGCAGCTCATGCAGAAGATGGAAGCGCTCTACACGCGCAAGCACGGCACCAAGCCGCAGAAACTCTTCTCGGGCGTCGGCCACTAGATCAGTCGAATCCTCCTGTAGCACCTTCGCCCCGGCCAGTCCGGGGCTTTTTCTTTCCGCAAATAGTCGGGAATCCGACCGCCCTCCAGATTGATGATTGCGCGCATCCGGCCTGAAGTGGTCAGCAGACACCCGGAGCAACCCGACCCGCAGCGTCGTTGAAAGCCGAACGAAGAGCGCGCACTGATGCAGGCCCAGAAATGGACACCCTGACCGGCTGACCTTTCATCCTTCAGGAGAACGCTATGTCGCAATACATCACCGAAGCGTTCGTGCAGCAGTTCGCAGACAACTTCCTGCACGTCGCGCAGCAAAGCAATTCCCGCCTCGAACCGGCCGTCTTGACGGAATCCGGCATCGTGGGCATGTCCAAGTCCATCAACCGCCTCGGTCAGCGTACCGCGCAGCGTCGCATCGCGCGCCACGCCGACACCCCGATCAACGATCAGCCGCACTCCACCCGCTACGTCGACCTGTTCGACTGGGAAGATGGCGACATGATCGACGACCAGGACAAGATTCGCCTGCTGGTCGATCCGTCCAGCGACTATGTGAAAGCCATCGTCAATTCGCTTAACCGCGCAAAAGACGACGTGATCATCGCCGCCATGCAGGGCAATGCTCGCGCCTCGACCGGCAACATCGCTCTGCCCGCCGGGCAGAAGGTTGCGGCCTCGGCAGCCGGCTTGACCAAGGCGAAGATGATCAGCGCTCGCAAGCTGTTCCGCCAGAACGAAGCCGACGCCGAAGCCGGCGAAGAGCTGTTCATGGCCTACGGCTCGGCGCAGCTCTCCGACCTCTTGACTGACACCACGCTGACCAACACCGAAGTCAATACGGTGCTGTCGCTGATGTCCGGCTCGATCCCGAATGCAACGCTCATGGGCTTCAAGATGATCCCGATCGAGCGCCAGCCGAAGGTCAGCACGACGCGCTACTGCTACGCCTGGGCAAAGTCCGGCGTGACTCTGGGCGTCGGTCAGGAAGTCAAGACTCGCATCGGCGAAGACCCCGGCAAGGGCTTCAACGTCCGTCTCTACGCCAAGATGAGCATCGGAGCGGTGCGCATCGAGGAAGAGAAGGTCGTCGAGATCGCCTGCGTCGAATCCTAATCAACCGACTGAAAGGAGAAAGACATGGCAGTCGTTACCACTAAGGCCACCGCCGTCACCAACGGCGACGCGGCCACGCAAACCAACAACCCGCAACGCATCGCGGGCGGCCGTGTGCGCGAGCACGTCGGCACCCTCGAAGCCGTATCCGGCGATTCCATCGGCTCGGTCTATCGCCTGGCTCGCGTCAGCTCCCGCGATCGCATTTCGCAGGTGCTGCTCTCGTGCGACGCGATCACGACCTGCGCCGGTGACGTTGGCGTCTATGACATTGCCGCGATCAATAGCGGTGCTGTCGTCGATGTCGACTTCTTCGCCTCGGCTCAGTCGCTGGCTTCTGCGCTCGTCAATTCCGACGTGACGCACGAAGCCGAT